TATTCTAGCTCAACTGTAAACCTACCTGCTGTGATGTCTGCATTTACTGTAGTTGTAGCTCTCGCATACAACGCGGTATTAGCAATAGGTGCACTCACATTTGGTTCAAACACATGAAAGTTTCCTGCTGTGTTATTAAAGTTGATATCAATCTCAGTTATTGATAGAGCTGCAGACAATGTTGTAGAGAAGGCTGCAACACCCGCTCCTACGATTTCAGTGCCTGACACAGCTGCGTTTGTCGCTGTACCAGAGGTAGCACTTAATGCTAGATTTCCTGCTAGTGTTTGACCCGCTGCTGTTGTGATTCCAATCACTGCCTTATGAATAAAGAACTTAGACGCTGTTACAAGATCATCGGGATGATCTGTGTTTAAAGTTCCTAACTCTACAAGACAGTCTCCATCTGCATACGCTGTACTTGCTGCATCTGTAGCAGCTAGAGTTCCTGCAAAAGTCTGGATCTTTCGTGAACCTAAAGAAATAAGCTGTCCTGTTGAATTTACTGAAAAGCCAGTTTCAGTTACAGCACCAGTGGTGGTGCTTTTGTTGATGGCTTTAAATCCACCTTCAGACCTAACCGGTCCGCTAAAAGTTGTATTGCCCATGTCAATCTCCTTGTCTTGGCAAATGTCAGTCACTTGAGATGACTGTCAAGGTTAATTAAATAATACTAAATTACTTTTACACAAAAATAAAGGGCGATTTTACTCGCCCTTTAAAGTTGGGAGGAAGAACATGAAGCCTAGGCTCCAGGTGACCCGAACACACATCTAGGATCTGAGAAACCGAAGGAATATCTCTCACGAGCCTTATAACGCATGTTGCCTGTATCGAAGTCAGCCTCCATGTTAGTTGAAAGAGGTGTTCTCTCGAAGTGTAAGAAACCTCTCGGTGTGTCAGTCATGATGAAGAAAGCATCAGTATCTGTTAGGAAGTCATTCACAGTGTAACCCTGTGGAAGCATTCCCATTGATCTGATAGCGTTCACATCGTTATCTGATGTTGAGGTTCGTAGAACAGAAGACATTAGTCTTTCTGCTGTGAACTGTAG